GGGAAATAAAATAAAAAATTAAAAATGCTAAACACGAACGATTAACGATTGATTGTGTTTAATGTTCAGCTTTGTTATTTGTTTTATATTTCTTTTGCTTCATCTATTGACAGCATGTAATACGTTGTGATATAGTATAGACATTGAAAGATAAAGTGAAAGGAAATAATATATGACATGATTAAAAGAACAACGATTAGTTTACGAATAGATAAGAAGACTAAAGACAAGCTACAAGCACTCGAGGATAAGTCAGGTATGAGCAAGTCTGATGTGGTTCGTCAAGGTATTAAGATGATGTACGAAGAATACTTGAGCGATGATACTACGAACGATGGGGAAGAGTAGGTATATATAGTTCGGGATTAGGTATGTGGTCTGTGGGATACACCGGCTAATACAATAGGGACTAACTACTTAGGGTATTCTAAATAGGGGTGCTTTGATGTAGTGGGTCTTACGAACTACACAGGGTCGGGTGTGTCATAGGATAATAAGGAGGCTTAGTAATGTTAATATATGGTTGGGATAGTAATGGAGTTAAAGTTACCAACGAAGTTCAAGAGGACATCGTACAAGTTCCCGTACCAGATGGTTACGGTATTATATATGAAGATGGAAAAGCAATTATGGTTGTTAAAGGAAATAATAAAAATGACAGACTATAAGTTTAAAATATACGGAAATAGAACAGAGCGGATTGTTATTAGAGAAGACGAGAATAAAATGTCTGCAATGGTTCAACTGATTAACGAGATAGATCAAAACAACGGCTGGTATTGGGATATTAAAACAGATACTTATTTGCAGGTTGTTCATATTAAGGAGATACACTAATGAAAGTAAAAGAATTGATTGAGAAGTTAGAAAAATTAAACGGTGATACTGAAATATATAATGTAGATGTTTCATGGCTTAATTTATTTGTAACTATTGAAAATGAATCAGGTGAACGAGAGGTTAGGAGTTATATATAATGAATAAAGATAGATATTTTATAACAGGGATCACACCAGAAAACGAACAAGCCGTGATATCTAAATTGGAACGTTCTGGTTTTACTAATTGGTGGTCGTTACCAGAAGACACGGCGGATTATATTTATGTTAGTCAGACACTTGGAAATAAATATATGAGAGTATGGGAACCTGTTATAGACTTCTTTAATACGCCAATGATTACAACAGAAGATTATTTAAGTGAGGAAGTGAGCAAATGATTAACGCAAAGCAAGCACGAGAACAAAGCACTGATAATTTTTATAAGTCACTACCAGCCGATGAAAAGGTCGCACACTTTTATATTGAGGGTCGGATTAAGTTAGCCGTTGATACAGGTAAGATGTATACAGTGTTTGATTATAAAGATAATGACGTTCCTAATGTTGTGTTCTATTTGTTGGAAAGTCAGCATTATGTTAACTTCCTTGATGAGTCGGGATATGAACTTAGATATGATGCTGATAACATGGGTTCATATCAGATCGTTTGGTAAATGTGATGAACTACACAAACTATATAATCTGGTCTGATGTTGAGGGTAAATATCTCACGGCTGATTATGCAACTGGTAATTATAGCGATGGGTTTACAAAGAAAATGAGCCGTGCTATGATATTTGACAACGAGACACAAGCAAAAGAATGGTGGGATAAGAAATTATTATGTGAACCGCTGTTTGAATTAAAGGAGATATAAATACTATGAAATTATATACGAGAGTAGACACACCAAAAAGACTAGAAAAATTTAAGAAAATTGCTATCAAATTTAACCTAAAATGGTATACAGGTAATTCAGTTGGTGAACATATGCCAGATACTAATATATATGAAGAACCACTAGCAATTATGGTTGAGACGAGTAATCACGGTCATTTAGAACATTCAACTGTGAGTTATTACAAGTCACATGACGAATATGTACACATTAAACTTAGTCAATTAGAAATGGTATTGGAGGAATTATTATGAACGTATTAATTATTTTAGGTCAGATTGTAACAGCATTTATTATTTTATTGATTGCATTGCTTACATTAGGATTACTATCTGAGGTTACACAATATATCCAAGTAAAAACACTCGAAAAACGCCGACTAGTTATGTTGGATATTATTGAGGAAGAGATTATCACACAAGCCGAGACGCAACCCGATAAAGTCAACGCCCCCGATGTGGTTATTCAATTGAACCGGCGCATGAACATCAAAAACCTTACTCAAACAGATATGTTACACATGACAATCACAACATTAAAGAGTTTGAAAGTGAAGGGCATTATTTAATGAACCCCATATGAGAAGACCCAACAGAACCACCCAAGAAATACTAAGACTGGCAACGGTCTTTTTTTTATGATATAATGAAACTACTAATGAATAGGAGGAAATTATATGGTTTATAATAAACACGAGTGGCAAGATAATGAATTAATAACTGCCACTAACTTGAATAGGATAGAACAGATATTAGATTTTATTAATTCTTCTGTTAATGTTAAAGATTTTGGTGCGTTAGGTGATGGTGTAACAGATGATACCAGCTACTTTTTATCAGCAATAAATACAGCAAATAATACTGGTAAAGCCGTATTCGTGCCTAATGGAACATATTTAATCACACAGGAATTAGTACTTAATGGTATTTATTTATTTGGAGAGAATGTATCTAAAACTACCATTGTTTCTAAAGCCAAGTATGCCATCTCGTTAAATTACCAAGCTGGTATCAAGAATATTTCTATTAATATTAATGATAGCGACTCCACAGCCATTAATTTTGGTAGCAGAAACGCAGACGAAACTATTTCACAAAATGGTGATACTTCAAATGTAGACAACGTTATTATTTATGCCAATACAAATAACTCTATTGGAATATTAATGGAACCTGTTGACGTAAATACTACTGGAAATATACATGTTTATAATTGTAATATTACTAATTTAACAATGTATCATATCGGAACAGCGATAAAAATAAATTCTAGAAATTATGGTTATATAAATTCAAACTCTTTTAGAAACATAACAGTTAGAGGATATATATTAAACGGAATTGTTTTAGATAGCGGCGGTTCTAATCCAAGAGACATTCAGCATAATGTATTTGATAATATACAATTAGAGGCAATGACGTATTCAGCTGATGATTCTTCCGCCATATTAATTAAAGCGGGTAAATTTAATATATTTGATAAAGTTCTTGTTTTTAATGATAGTGCTAAAGATATAGCGAGCGTAAAAACAGGTTCTTCGATTGGGTATCCGGCTTTAGATAAAATTAATAACAACAAAATTATTAATTCGAAAATGGAAAGTTCGCCACAAATCAGTAAAGAATTTATGGGTCTTAATTATATTGATTTTATAAATATAAGTTCTATAAATAAAGTGGCAAATGGTTTTAACCCGCAAACTCATTGGATTAGTAAATTAAAGCCAATAATGCCAACTGATATGGTCACGAATTTTGTAAATTCTCGCGGCATTCCACTGTTGGGAGTTTACGGATCTTCTGATTACACAGTTGGTGTAGATGAAAAAGGGGAATTTATTAGTTGGTTAGGGGCTAATCCGAGATATATGTTAATAGGGCTAACGAAAAAGGCGCAACAAGAAGTGTTCACTTCAAAAATAATGAGTGTGCATATCAAAATATCAATTGATGACGTGTCTTTGATAACAGCACAAAATTTAACCATCGATTACTTTGATAGCAGTTCCACAGAAACATGGCGTTCACCTTTCGTTTATTATTCTCAAGATTTAGGAAATGGCGATTATATAATTACTGCTTTTTACAAATTAACAGATACAGATATTGCTAATGCTGTTAATTTTGGCGTAAGATTTGCACCTTTGACAACAGATAAAACTATAAAAGTTAGAGATGTAAAAATAACAGCTAATTGGACTATGGACTACCAAGATATAGAAAAAAGAAATTCAAAAGATTATAGCAAATTATCAACAAGTACACCAACCTCATTCAACGAAATGGGTGTATTTTATCCGAGTGTTGCGGGTGTAGTTTGGGATCCCTCCGTATTTGAAATAAAAGATATTTATGGTAAAAAACAAATAAGCTCAGAATTAGTAATCTATTAACAAGGAGGAAACAACAAATGAATAATGTTTTAAATGTCGTATTGGCCGTTGTAAGTGTAATCACTGCCTTTGGTGGTCTAGTGTGGTTAGAAAAAGAACTACGGCTTATGAAAACAAAGTCTAAGTCGCAAAACCTGACACTAGCATTGGACTTCGCAATTGGAGCAGTAACATCTGCCGAGAAAGTTGTTGGTACAGGTGAAGAACAACGATTAACTTCAATAGCTACGTTGCGCAAACGATTGGGCGATAATAATATATTGAAAAACTTTACTGACGAACAGATTGAGCAGATTATTCAACAAGCTTATTCACAA